CTAATTCAGGTACACCGATACCTTCTAAATCTAAATCAAAGAAGCTTGCAAATCTCGACTTGTCCCATCCTAGTATAGCCCCATAAACATCGTATATCTCGGGATATGGCAAATTATTTACAAAAATATACGCCCACACATCACGCCAATTCCAGTCTTGAATTGGCCACACCTCCTTTATTGGTCCCAAACTTCTGTTTGCGTTAATTCTATTCTTCCTACCGCAAGATTCTTCTTTGCGCAAACCTACAAATGCACAATCATAACCCTTGCTGGCTAGCTCTGGAATAACACTAGAAAAGAAATTGCGTTCAAAGACTTTAGAAGCGTTCCTACCCTTTTGATACTCGTCGCTTGTATACACATGAATATCTCTTGCACCAAGCTCCCCTACATTTTCGAGGATCTGGTTTTCAATCTCACGAGGCATTTTGTATGGACCAAAGTCCCAATGCACAACTGTTATATTGGGTTCTTGCTGTAAAACCAGATGTAATAGACAAGTAGAATCTTTACCGCCAGAAAATGCAACATATGGTTTTCTGAACTGCTCCAAAGCTTTACGGATAATACTCTTTGCCTGTTCTACCCTAATCTCACACCCACCTACTTTATACCACTCCCTCATTATTTTCCTGAAATCTTCAACTGTCATTTAACTCACACCTACTTCCCGGAATAACACAAAGTGCAGTATTTCGTGGATCCCAGTATGGAGACTTATATGCAAGTACAGCTGCATCTTCATACCACTTACATAAACTTACTGGGATTGGCCTCATAGCTATCCCATCGGCTACAAGGGAATAATCCTGGTCAGTATCCTCTACGTCAAATTTCCTTATCGTACCCCATCCTACTCTAATATCATTACCTAATGCAACAAGATACTTATCTATTAGCTCAAGTATCACATTTTTTCTGCCATTTACAAAAAATGTAGCAGTTTTAGCTGGAATGTATGGTTCTTTAAGCGCATATGACCTATAATACCCAGAACCAATTCTTACCTTTTTAAGATTCAGCTTATCGGAAAATACCGTTTCAAATCTCTTATACATCTGTTCCACACGCAAACCGTTGTTCGGAGTAAATATAGCTGCACTAGCATGATAAATCTCCCCAGTCTTTTTCAACGGCATACTCCTGCCGTTCTCCGGTAAAAAATCTGAAATATTACGTTTGCGTGGTAATACAAAGAAGTCCTCTTGCATTGTATCTAACAGAATCAAATGTCCTAAAAGACTATCGAACATAATCCAGGGAGTTGTAAGACAAACAGGGGAACCAAGATAGAAAGTAATCTTAAATGGGGAGTAAGGTTCCCACGATAAATTGGGAGCCTCTTTTGCCTTGTTTACATAGTATTCTATCTCGTTCATAATGTCTCCTCCAGTTCCTGAAGAAGTTTTGTTATGTCGTCTTTTTTGTCTTGTAAAAACTCTAGATATAAACCACCGTTTGGCTTTTGCTTATAACTAAGCAAAACCTTTCCATCACCTTGTGCGCTTCTACCACCAATAAACGGTACTATCTCGAACAATTCTAAAGCTCTACCTAAACAACTTTTCTGCAACTCGTCAGGCATCTGGATAATAAATCTATGATAGAATTTTGTTCCAGGAACAAAACACTCATAGTCAACCTTCATCTGTACTGCCTGCTCCCCTTCTTTCCTCTCTTCTCTAATCTCATCTCGTCTTGTAATAAAACTCTGATCCGTGAATTCTCGTATGCTGCGCATAGCACGTGGATCCTTCTGATACTCATCTGGGAGAAACTGTTTATATTCTCTACAGATCGGCCACAAATGTTCAACTACCAAAGACCCTGCTATAAGCTGATTACCAAAACATCCCCCTAATAGTGCAACAGGTGGAATTAGATTTCTTATCCGTTTTCTCAACTCTAAATCTACCATTCCGGTATTCTCATCAGTAGACTCGAGTACACCACCACTAAACAATGAATGATGTAGTTTTGGATTATGGATTTCGTAACCAAGATTGTAAAGGAGATCTATCATCATTATGCGTCTCAATCTACCACGATAGCTATTTCCAGAAATATATGGGATTGCTACTTCGCCAAGCTCATCATTATAGATCATTATAGTTCTAAGCACAGGAGTAGATCCCGTCTTCTCATCCCCACCTGTAAAAATTGGAGTCAACGCAGTCAAGGTCCCTTCAACCACACTATACTTACTCATTGCCTCCCTCCTCCTTTCTATTTTCTTCTCGTTTCTTACGATTTAGTTCTCTTATCTCCTTAGCCCTAATTATAGCCATCATACTGATAGCAAGATGCTCCTGATACAACTTGTTTAGAACCTCAGTCTCATAAGGGCGCAATTCATTTATAATCCTCATAGCCTGCTCAGGTATAGATTGCAATCCAAAGTAGTTTGCAAGTTTACTACTTGCTTCATAGATTGTCGACCTTCTACTTGCTGCTCTCACTCTGTGATTAAAAACATCGTGAGGATTCCTACCTCTCATCTTACTCCAATCAACCGCATTGTAAAAGTAAGCTAGCAGTTCTACTAACCTCTGCTCTTTCTCTTCCCGACTCAATATCTTTTCTGGATACATCTACTATCACCTCCCACAATAAATTTTTCTTGTTTTTGGCTATCTTACGTAAAAAATCCTCATATCCACCTTGAATAGCCTTTTTCCAGGTAGTAGCCGAGAAGCTACCCCCTAGCATTTCAGTTTTTGATATACCATATCCAAACGCCTGTTTAACCTGACCTAAATATGTAGCAGCAATATCTCTTTCAAACAAGATTGGCACATCATACCTTTCGTGTGCTAAAAAGTATCTGTTCTTATTCCAAGCCACCCGATGTAAACAAGTTAACCACCCTTGCTTTTGCCCAATCTTCGCAATATAGATAAAAAATGGTGGTTCTGGCGGATTAAATAAGATATCCGTAGCTTCGTCATTTTTAAATGTTCTAAATCCATCATTTAACGATGCTACCCAAGACTTTCTCCTAAAAGTTTGATCAGAAAAGATATAGTAACAGTTAGGACACATGCAATTCCCTTGATATAGATAACTCCAGCCGGTAAAATTATCGGATACAGTATCTCCCACCCTTATCCCCTCTTTTGTCTCTCTACTACAGACTATACACACACCGACTGTATTGCCTTTTTGTAATTCCGCTTTTGCAGCTGTAACTAAAAGCTCACTTAATGTCATATTGCACCTCACTCGGTAACCATCAAGAGATTATGACTACCTAACGCTTCGCAGACTGGACAGTATATAGATAATCCACTCTTCAAATTACCATCTATCGTTATCTTACTTCCACAAGCACTACACTCCGACATAAACTTTATCTTTTTTACCTTACCATCCGTCTTATACAACGACAGGTCCTTCTCGCTCCATCCATTATTCATAGCAAGCTCAAGAATTTTCAGAGCGTCTTCTCCAGTCCTCTTAGCCGTCTGATATACCTTTCTGTAAAAGCTCCAGGGAACGTCTGGATATCTATATTCTGCAGGGAAGGTAAACGCCACAACGATTAGTTGTCTAATCCTCTCCTTACTACATCTTGCAATCTCAGCGAACTTACCTATCACATCTTTACCAAACATTTTTACAGCCTCGCTACCGATATCTCCTAGAACCCAATTCGCTTGCCTCTCTACTTCCAACGCCCTAGAAAATTCCTGTAACACTTCTTCAAGAGTCACTTCGCACCTCCTATTCCCAAGATTTTGAATACTCTCTATCTTTAAACAAACTACCTAACCCCACAAACTGTTTAAGTCTCAAAACCTCATCTTTATCCATCCCCAATTGCTCTGCTATTCGTTTATCGGACCAACCCATAAAATACAACTGTTCTACAATCTTTGCCATTCCCGGTATTGCGTGTGTCCCCCTTGCTCTATTATGCCTGATAGTAGATGCCATCCTCTCTCTTAAATCCTTATCTATTACCACGACTGGAAGGTGGTTCTTAATTCTATCAGAGATATCCTTAACCTCTTTGCCTACCCTCGTTCTATGAAACCCGTCCACAACGATGTACTGGTCCTTATCTGCGTCGTAAAAAGTCACGATTGGTTGTGTATACCCGTCTTGTCTTATTGATAGCTCTAAAAGTTTCATCTCGGGTGGAGCCACACGGTTAGGATTATAATCATTGCCTATAACCTTACTGCTCGGAACCCATTCCACAACATCTATCGGTTCCACGAATGGACTTGCTTCGTGTAGCTTCTTCTTCATTTCATTTAGCAAGCTTATCCTCTCAGATTCTGACAATTCCTTGACCTTCTCAACTAACTCATTAAACTGCTTAAGAATTTCTTCTTTAGTCATTTCTATCCCTCCCCGTACAATTCTTTCAATTTCATATATTTCTCGTACAATCCTTTTGTGGCATTAAAAGACAGTGACTTACAAAGCCTATCGTTCTTAAGAATACATTTAACAATCCTACGCCAACTCGGTACTTCTCTCTTTGCCTCCAGCTTGGGATCAGCCTCGTCTGGTATTCCATCAGGATATCCGTGTTTAGCCCACCACTTTAGGAATACATTAAATTTCATTTTGTACCACTCTGCCTCGTACCTCGGTAATGTATCTAACAAAAACTCCGCATATTGTTTCCAAGTCATACCTTCCGGCTTGTAAATCTTTCTATTACCAAGAAGATATGTATTACAATAAATATTTCCAAAATTAGCACCAGCGACCCTATTTACTACTTTAGCCCAGGTTTCTGGCTCAAGCTGTCTAAACAAGTTTAATCCTTTTCTCTGATCATCTCCATAAGGCTGACAAATTCTCATCTCACTTAAAGATTTACCCTGCATATACATAAGATCGTATAGCTTGTTATATGACCATCCGTTCTTACCGACAGCAGTCCAGATGTCTTCCACTTTCCAGTCGTAGATTGGATAAAAATTATAGACATTATCACTTATTTTAGTAGTCCAGAACTTGTCCTTAAACCGACCCTTTTTCTCGTTTCGCAACGTTCTAAACCTATTTAAACTCTCATCAGCTCTGATAGCTACCCCACACGCAGTCAACTCTCCTTGTGCAAACCACTCTCCAAATTCCACTACAAATTCTTCAAATTCCATTCGGGGTCTAAAAAACGGAAAATAGTTTATATCATTAATAACACAAGTTAAGTCTGGCATTTCCCTAATCCATTTATCTCTCTTCTCTGGATCCCAGCACACCCATTGACTCTCAAAAACACTAACTGCATTACGCAAGCTTAACGGTAAACAAATCCAGTAGCCATCAACATCATCTCTTGACATCATTTCCTTTGCATGCTCGATAGTAAGTTTATACTGACCTTCTAGATCGATAAACAAAACACTGACTGGTAGTCTATTCTTCCGCTTTGCAACATCCAAAGCAAGATGTAGCATAACGCTACTATCCTTACCAAAACTTACAGAAAAGTATACTTTAGGAAAGTTATCAAATATAAATTCCAATCTTTCAATTGCAGCATCATATACGTTCTTAGTGCTATACCGCTTAGTACTCATCTTGTCCTCCTTTCTTCCTTAAACTTTTTCTTTTCTCTGCCCTAGCTCTCCACTCCATATACCCATTA